CATGGTTGGCATCTGCTCTGCTAGTTTTTTAACAGCATTGTGATGTGTTATCCACTTCTGTGTATCAAAATCTACCCAGTCATTAAAATATCTGTTGAGTCTCTCGTTGACGTTGGTATAACCTGACCCTGCAAGGATGTAAACGATAGGGTCTTCGCCATGAGGTATCTCTTCTCCTGTTACCATTGCTTGTAAGATTACTTTATGTGCTCCACTTATCTCATACTCTATTTCATCTGTAATGTGTCTCCAAAATGGTGTGTCTCTACGTCTAGAGTAATAGTAATGTGACTCTACAAATTCTCTCCATCCATCCATGTGCTCTGCTAAGTTGTAATTATATCTGTCTCTAGCAAACTGGCCTGGTAATGCATCTTGCTTGAGAATATCTATGAGTGCAAGGATACCATGATGTGTATTGAATAAAGATGTAGATTCTAATGGCTCAATGAATCCATATGATAATCCAATAGCAACACAGTTAGCAGTCCATGCTCTATCATGTCTGCCTTGTTTAAATTCTATCTTTCTATACTCTTCGTATCCAAACTCTTCTGCAGCATCTTTCTCTGATTGAAACTTAGATGAGTATACAAATCCTTTACTGATGAAATCCCATGTAGGTATAGTCCACTGCCATCCTGCAGTTTTACCTTGAGCATTTGTATATGCTACCATCTCTTCTTCTATATTAGTAGAGTAATCTACTTTAGTAACCAGTGCAGTATCAGTAAGAATATTATCGTATGGTATCCAGTCACTTGTCTTGTCAAATAATACTGATGACTGTCCAGTGCAATCAATAAACAAGTCAGCATATATTTCTTGGCCATTGACTACAAGGTGGTGGATTCTTTTATCCTTAGACCCCTGCATGACTCTCTCATACTTAACGTTTGTAACCTTATCAGTAATTAACTTAGCACTATCACAATACTTTCTAAGGTATGTGCAGAAACTACTAGCATCTATATGAAAACTTCTATCCTTTTCTATTTGATAAGGAGATATAAGATGATTGTTTAGTGGTAGTTTACCCTGCTCTGCTATAGTAACGAAAGGCATAAACAACTCTGCAAATGGAGGGACTTCATAACCCATTGCCTTTGCATACATCCACTCATGATATGATACGTCTGCTCTTATTGATTGACCATTAGGATAGTGAAAAACTTCACCTACCTTACTAAAATCTTGAAACCTACTACTTGATTTGTATGTTGCTCTTGCTTCTCTTAAAAATGTCTCGTCATCAATCTCCATATACTTTAGATACTGATTGATGTGTGGTGTTGTAGATTCTCCCACACCAATAGACTCGCCACCTTCTATGATAGTTATATTCCAGTCACCAAATGTCTTACAAAGAGCAGCAGTTGTCATCCATCCTGCTGTGCCACCACCTACTATGACTACATTCATTTCTTTTTCTTCCTCAACCTCTGCTCCATTTTAGCATAAGCTATGTCTGCGGCTGTCCATAGGTGTGGGTTTTTAATAATTTTTTTGATTGCTTTTTTGTTTGTTATCATGAGTATCTTGCCATTTGTGGAAGTGTTTCATGAGTTTTTCGGATGCGAAACTTACAATGTCACCACCGTGACGTTGCATTCCTTCTTCATTTGTTTCTATATTATTGAGATATCCTTCTGCAACCACGTGGTCACAAAACTCATACGCTGATTTATTTATACTGATATTGTGATGAATCAAACACAAAAGAGCAAGTTTTCTCTGCTCTGTCATACCATCGTCCATTCTATACTCAGGAATCATAGCTCTACCCAATGAGATTTCATGTCATCTTTGACATCCATATTATAACCACGGTCATCCATAATGTCAAATGCTATTGTGATTCTTTCTACATCATCTAGATGTCTATCAGTGCCATGCTTCAACCATGTTGGGAAGATAGTCATCTTGTTAGTAGCATTCGGAGAAGACCATGGCTTAACTCCGTATGGATTGTAGTAATTAGTATTGGTTGGATATAAATCTTCGTTGACTTGGATGCATAGGTGTCCACTTAGATGTTGATACGGTCCGAAACCATGACAGTGGACTTTAATTTTCTGATTCTTACGCATGACGTTTGCCCAACACTGGACATATATCTTACCTTTATACTCAAGGTCTAATGATTTTAGAAACTCGTCATGTAAATAACGTATCTCTGTCCTTAGTCCTCCTGCATTCTCAAAATTTAATAAGTTATAACGATTAGACCTAGCAGTTAGACTCCGTTTACCAAGTCCAGTGCCCCAATCATTCTCATATTCAAACTTAGATATTATATCTTGCTCTTTTCTTAAAATTTCTTCCTTTAAATCAGAATAATCTAACTTCGATATCTTCTCCCCTACAAAGTAATCCCAGTAAGGAGCGAAGGGTGTATAAGTCTCACACTTGAAGTTATAAATCTTCATCAGGTAATTGTTTGAATACTAAAAGTGGCTCGTTAACATCTTCCATTTCTGGATGAGGTTTATAGGCTCTCATTGCATCATTATAACTCTTTACTTGTGGTTTGTCAAAGTCTCTCAATGTAGAAGACATCATCTTCCACATAAAAGCAAAGGTCATACCAAAAATACCTATGAAAAATGTTAGGTATACAAATATTGTTACATCATTCATGTGTATTGCTGTGGTTTTTTATTCATGGGAACAACCTTAAAGGTCTCGAATTGAGACCCAAGATGTTTTTGCGCTATGTGACAGACATTCTCGAGGAATGCTGCTTTGTGTTTGGTCTTGTTGGAATACTTTTTAAGTGTAATCCACTCTCCTTTCATTAGTCCAAGAAGAGCAAACCTTTCTTGCTCCACGATAACCTCTGTCAACTACTTTTATATAGTTAAACAGATACTGTTGCGAGAGTTGTGCTTAAACTTACTGCACATAGGAATATCCATGGCACAGTTTTAATTGGTATACGTTTCATTTTTTTAAAGTGCGTAAGCGATTCTTGGTGCTATTGCTACTGCTGCTACCACTGCACCAAAGAGTGATACGCTGAGTAAGTATGTTTTCATAGTAGTCCTGCTGCTCCTGCTGAAATTCCTACAGTAAGAAAAAAACCAAACTCGAGAAGGTCTCGAGGAAGGTTTGTGTTGAGTAATAGTAATGATAACTCTATCATGAGTATTTATACTTAAGTGCCCTGTGGGAGGTAGTTATATACTGGACTCATGACTCCGCCACCTCCATCGTCATCATCATCATCGTCATTAAATGGCAAATCACCAAGCATCAAAAAACTAACAATGAATACCGTTATGACTGGCATAAACGGAAATAGTATAGTGTTGACCCAAGTATTGTAGTCTGCCTCTAATCCCATTAAACAAAACCTGGGATTATTTGTCCTGTTGTTAGGTATGCTCCTAATCCTGCAATGATACCTAGCATTGCTAGTCTACCATTAATCTTTTCAGCAACAACCTTTTCCTTTTCGATTGGTTTAGGTGTTGTCATTAAAAGATACCTGGGATTAGTTGTCCTGTTGTAGCGTATGCGCCAACTGCTGCTACGAAGCCAAGCATTGCTGCCCAACCGTTAAATCTTTCTGCTTCTGGTGTCATGATTGTGTCCTAGATAAAATTGAGTAAGTGAATGTGTCTTTAGAATCCTAAGATACCAAAGAAAAAGAAACTGCCTGTGGCAATATATGATATAAGTCCTGTAGTAAAACCGAGCATGGCAAGTCTGCCGTTGATTTTCTCAGCGTTAGGACCATAACCCTCATACTCTGAGTCGAGATAAGGAACTGGCTCAGTTGGATACATGTTTTGTCTTCCGCCAGATTCGGTTACAGTAGTCATTGTGTTAAGTTATGTAACAATGTATATACTATATATCAAATTGTAAAGTTTGTCAAGGGCGGTGTGACAGTTTCGTGACTGTCTTACTTTTTTTTAATAAGAAATATAACTTATTCTAATGTCTCGGTCTCATTATTAAACTGAATATAGTCTTCCATATTGACGTCGGGTGTGAATCCAATCTCAAATCCACCGTATCCTGACGTAGAATCATCTGTTAAGAAAACAGGTCCTGCCTCTTCGTGCTCGTGCTTAGGCATCTCGTCTCTGATTGACTTTAGTCCTTGATAGTAATGGAAGAGTAGACTTAGTGTTTCATCTTTTAACTCTTCAGTTTCCAAAGCGTCTTGGAATGCTGCCTTTGCATAATGGACAGCTTTATCAAAATTTTGGCAGGACATGGTAAGAAAGTTAGTTGTTTTTTATATAGGCTTGGACTTCATCGGATGGGTCTAACCACTTTGTGTATTCAAAGTCTTCGATGGCAGTCTCTAATTGCATACCGTTATCACATAGATACATGTCTTTGTATCTGTCTGTGTATTCGTTGTATTTTTGGATGCGATAGTCAGGCATTCCGTTATCAAGAGTCCCTGCTTCGATGTATCGGTAAGGGAATCGCTCTGTGATGACAATAGGTTTCATGTGTGGTTTGTATAACCTTGTCATTATAGCACACTATGTGAAAGAAAACCACCCTGTAATGATAAATTTTTCTGATGTATTGGAAACCACACCTCTGTGGAAGTGAGTCCAATCTGATGGCCATATGACAGTGTATCCTCTCTTAGCAGGCACATACTTGTCTTGATGAAACCACTCTGTGCCTCCGTCAGGCACGTCATTCAAATATGTCATAAACACTAAGTGTCTATAGACATTCCCAGGTGAAGAGTTTGCCCTTTCTGTATGCCACTCTTTAAAACCACCACCCTTAGGGTAATGTTGAAGAGATAGTGGCTCTACTATCTCAAATCTAGATAACTCTGCGAAGGGAAACCTCTCTAGATATTTATTTAATACCTTCTGAAGTGACATCAAATAGTTGTGAATCTCAGGTAAATGTAAAGAAACAGGAACATGTAAGTCTAGTGAATCTTTATAGTCTTTATCAACATACTTATCTCCACCCTCATAAACCATACCTTCATGACGAGCAAGTATATTTTGATGATGCCAGAAATGATATAGTCCTTTGACTACACTCTCTTCAATATAGTCACCCCATATGAAGTCTGACTCTTTCTCACACAGTTTACCTTTGTAGGTTACGATTTCTTTCAACAGTCCTCTCGGTATTCTCTAATAATTATCTTGGGGTCACCCTCATCATCCCAGAGTGTGCGTTTAACTATGTCAGTTTTACCTCTCATATTATATGAGATAATTGTGCGTGGCACGTCTGATGTATTATCTTCTGCTTCGTGTGTAATATGTGCAGGAAAAATTACCATGTCACCTTCTTTAACTGGTGGTAGATAGTCTTCTAGTTTCCCATTCCAAGGATTGCTAAATGGTGAATAGAATTTAGTGGGACTATGTATCTTGTCATCATAATCCAAGTAAATTACTGACGACCATCCAGATGCACCATGATTGTGACAACCATGTGACATCCCTTTCAATGCAGTTTGAAACCACATGTCAGTAAATTCTACACGTGTTTTTCCTGTGAAATCCTGTAGGTAAGGAGTGATGATATCAATGACAACATCACTCCAATCAGGAAGTTTATACTTTAACTCTTCATCGAAGAAGTCTGTGTAGACTTGTCCGTTAGATTCAAGCATAGACTCTTGTATGTTTGGTAGTGCCTCTTTGATTTTCTTCTTGGCAATGTGCCAATTCGCAATCTCATAATGTATGAGGGGCACACTAAACATACTAACAACGGTCATCGCATCTCCTGCAACTCACGAATTCTTTCACTGACAACTATAGCGTCATCAATGCGTCCTTCATTAACTAAGGTATGCAGTTGGTCAATAAGTATTTCTACAGCATCCATCAGAAAATCGGAATCTTCTTGATACTCCATTGGTTTACCTAGGTACAACTCATCTATTATATAGGTGACCTTCCTACTTGTCAACCCCAAAATTCTTGACAAACCACTCTGCGTCCACAACTACTAGAGGTTTCTTACGATTCTTTTTCATGAAAAGTATAGGCTCGTGGTCTCCTGAGTTTGCTTCTGCCTGTGCGTATGCTTCATATACATTCAACTTCTCTACATTCTTACACTCAATACTGAATGGGAATTTCTTTCTGGCATCCCTTGCCATGATTATATCTTCTCCTCCTGCACCCATACTCCTAGATTCAATGTCCTCAGGGTGTACATCACGATGCTCTATGAGCATGTCTCTTACCCATTGCTGAAAGCGTCTGCCCTTTCCTTTAGCACTTTGTGTTTTCAACCTTTATAATCTGTAAATGATAATTTAATTCTTGGCTCGTCTTCAAATAAGATGTCGCCAGACTCCTGCTCAGTAGATGATTGCTCATCATCTAAAGGTGAGTCCCAAGGTTCTCTTTCCATTATTCGATGACGTCCTTGTATGATAGGGATGCTGCAGGCTTACTGTATGCTGCCTCAAGATATCTATCTGGGTTTTCCTTGATAGCATCATCTAATTCTGCTGACAACTCTTTAAGTTGTTTTGAAATTTCTTTTATTCTATTGTAATTCATATTAGTATTACCTTAAAGAAAAGGAGACCCTAAGGTCTCCTGTATTATACATGTTATTTCTCTGTTTGTCTAGGGTCAAACAGATTCCAGTTATTCATATTGAATGGTTGTAAATATACCCATTTTGCGTAATGGATGCCCCTGTAACATAGCATTGCGAATACTCGCTCAGGGTCGTGTTTCTCAGGATCATACTCTGGTAAATCTGATGTTGCACCCCAGCTAAAATGGATTTTTAGCATTGTCTTATACCCTCAATGATTGAAGAAGGCGAACCTCTCCATAGATTAAGGTTAAAACAACTGCGATTCCAAGAGAAATTTCTGCAACTATTTGCATACTGCCTCCTTGTTTACTGGGACTCCTCGATACACGAGCTCTTTGTTGTTACTCACGAGTTGCTTAGGACGATTTGTGTCGTACTTAACTCCTCTGTATGTGACTTGTGCCATTTGGTTTTCTCCTAAAGTAATTGGGTGGTTTAATTCCCGTTCCTTCAGTCGGCTTTTGCGTCCTTACAATATAAACCATGTGTTTCACCGAAGTCATAATACAAATCGATAACTTCCTGTCTATCTTTATCGCTAATGTCTGGATAGACTTTAGCACGATTAACAAGAGTGTCAATGTCTGCACATGATACTGTAATTACAGTGGCAATTAAAGTTTCAATCATAAGGATGAACGATTCCGTTCCGAGTCGGCTTACTTGCGTCCAATGATGTAAGTATCACACTCACCTTCAACCTTTGTCCTAAAGTAATCTATAAGATACTCTTGAGCATCAGGTGTATGATTCTGATTGCTCAAAATCTCTACCCTTTGGTTATTCCATTCCTGACATGACATTTGCCAATGGTAACTGTTATGCTCAGAAATGAGAAGTGCTAGTGCTAAACTTTCCATTTGGATGAACGTGTGGACATCATAACATATCCACAACTATTTAGCAATGTTTTGTAACAGAGACCGTATACGGTATCATTTATTACTTTTTTTTCTTCTTTTTGGTTGGTTTGGTAGCCGCTTGTGTCTTTTCAAATGAGTTTTCACCTGTTTCAAAAATCTCAAGTGGTCCTTGATACCAAAGGTCGGGTCCAGGCCATGAATGTCTTCCCCACCATCCGTCTTTCTCCTCATTCATATTATTCATAGGTTTATAGTTTGAAACCACTAAATGTATTCTTGTCAACGTCCTGTTTAATACCACCGACAATGTAAGATTCTATCTCTGTCTCTTGTGGAGCATTCTGTTGTCCTTTAGAGTTGAGCCAATGCTCAGTCCAAGGTAAAGGATTATTCCTTGCGGGTATATCATACATGGTTTCTAGTCCGATTGCTTTCATGCGTCTATTGGCAACCCACTCGATGTATTGATGCAATAGTTTTTCGTTAAGACCTATCATGCTACCGTTAGAAAAGAGATAGTTTGCCCAGTCTTTCTCTTCGTTGACTGCGTTAGCAAACATCTGACGCACATTCTCTTTCTCTTCTTGTGCAATCTGTTGCATGTCAGGGTCATCACCCTTCTTCCATTTGTAAAGTATCTTCTGTGTCAACGCAAGGTGTTGTGATTCGTCTCTTGCAATAAGGGATATGATCTTAGCTGACCCTTCCATAAGCTTGAGCTCACCGAATGCGAAAGAGCAAGCAAAACTAACGTAAAAACGAATACCTTCAAGGATGTTGACATTGGCAATAGCTCTATAAAGTTTACGTTTGACATCCCTTAGAGTCCACTGTGATGTGGGGGATTCTTTCCAGTCTGGTTTCCACATATTACTTTCAGCATACTCACCTACTACATCAAGAAACTCATCGTATGCTTTAGTGACTGACTTAGCACGAGATATAATCTTCTCGTTATCTAATACAGTATCAAAGACCTCACCTGGGTCGGGATATACATTCTTAATTATATGTGTATAAGAGCGTGAATGTATCTGCTCCATGAATTGCCAGACACCCATGCAACCTTCCAACTCAGGTAGTGAGCAGTAAGGAGAGAATGCCATCCCAGGTCCTCTACCTTGCACAGAGTCTAATAAGATTTGATACTTGAGATTAGAAGTATAGATATGCTTCTGTTGCTCTGTCAATGTCTTATAGTCTGACCTATCCTTTTGTAAGGAGACTTCTTCTGGTCTCCAAAAATATCCTAATTGTGTTTGTGTTAATTTATCAAAGTCTGGATACTTATATTCGTCGTATCTCTGCATCCCTAAGGGTGCACCAAAAAACATTGGTTGCTTTTTGGTATCAGTTTTCTTTTCGTTGAATACTGTTACGCTCATGTGTTTTGCCATTTAAACTTTACAACTATCACAGTCTTCTTCTGACTCTGTGCCATGAAGAATTTCATTAATTAATTGCTCTGTCTTTGCAGCATCTGCATCGACGTCTTTTTTATTATCGTATGTATTTTGATAGTATGATGTTTTCCAACCGTATTTGTATGTTGTTAATAAGTCGTTTGCCATTACAGACACAGGCACTTCATTATCTGGATAGTTTTCTGGATTGTATGACCAGTTTCCACTGATTGCTTGGTCAAAAAACTTCTGCATGATAGCAGTCACGTTAATGTATCCCTCGTTACTAGGCATGTCCCACAGGAGCGTGTAATTATTCTTGTAAGTTGTAAACTGTGGTACAATTTGTTTAAGAGGTCCCTTCTTGGATTTCTTAACGGACAAGTAGTCTCTAGGTGGCTCAATTCCATTGGTTGCGTTTGACACAACGGAGCTAGATTCCGATGGCATTTGTGCGGACAGAGTGCTGTGCCTGAGTCCCCATTCGGCAATGTCATCGCGTAAAGAATCCCAATCATACTCGTATGATACTGTAACTAATTCATCGACTTCCTGTTTATATGTATCTATTGGAAGGATTCCATCGATGTATTTTGTGCGATGGAAAGCATCACATGCACCCTTCTCTTTAGCAATGTTATTAGATGCTCTAAGTAGATTGTATTGGAAGGATTCAGTCAGTTTATGAGTGAGGTTATACGCTTCTTGACTATCATATTTCACACCATTCTTTGCGAAATAATGTGCTAGACCAATGAAACCTATACCGAGTGACCTACGTGCCAACGTAGAGCGTCTCGCTGCAGGTACAGGATACTCTTGATAGTCAATCAATTCTTCTAGTGCTCTTACTGTAAGGTCACATAGATTCTCCATCTCATTAAGGTTACGTATCTTACCTACATTAATAGCAGATAGAATACACAAAGCAATCTCACCATCCTGACTATCAATATGATTGATAGGGTCAGTAGGTAGAGTAATCTCTTGACATAGGTTACTCATGTTGACTTTGTCTTTGAATGATGAATGACTATTACAGTGGTCAATATTCATCAGGTATAGACGACCAGTCTCTGCTCTCTCTTTGAGTAGGTCTAGGATTAATCCTTGAGCACCGACTCGTTTGGAGGGGATGGATTCATCAGATTCGTAACTGCAATATAACTCATCAAACCTATCGGTCCCAAAACTCTCATACAAATCAGGAACATCATGAGGGGAA